GGAGTTCGTCAATCAGCTGCGGATCTTCGCCGCCAACGTCACCGCGTTCCTGCAATATTACTCGCCCTCCGGCGCGCCGGCGGCCGCGCTCGCGACGCCTTGATCTTCTCCCCTCCCTCCGCGCGGCGCTTGCCGCGTGGCGGGGAGGGGTCGGGGGTGGGGGTCTATCCGCTCGCTCCTCTGGCAACGAGCCTGCTGAAACGCCCCCCACCCTGACCCTCCCCACCGCTTCGCGGGGGGAGGGAAAAGCAACATCCCGTCCTATCATCAGCGGAGAACTTCCATGGCCAACCAGGCAGACGCCTGCGATACCCAATTCGGCGGACGCATCACCATGACCATCGGCGGTCAGAAATATCCGGTCTCCGACGGCGACGTGAAAATGACGGTTTCCAACCGGGAGGTCACGACCAAGATGAATTCGGACGGCACGCTGTGCCGGGAGGTCAAGCTGATTCCCTATAAATGGGAGATGACCTTCCGCGAGCGCTCCGGCATCGTCTGGCAGGACAATATGAGGATGTGCTCGGTCGACGCCACCGCGGTCGAGGAAGACAACGGCCGCACCCATCTGCTGACGGGCGCCACTTTCACCGGCACGCCGGTCTACAACACCGCGAACGGCGAACTGAGTGGCATCGCCCTCGAGGCCGGCGACGGCGCCTATCAGAGGCTGTGACCGTGGCGAACGTCCGCATCCCGGTCTCTCCGCCGATCAAGGGCCACAAGGGCCCGATCGACCACATCATCGTGCGCGAGCCGACCTTCGACGAATATACCGCGCTCGGCGATCCCTACATCTGGGTGCCGCTGAAGGACGAGAAGCGCGCGTTTCCCGCCGAGAACGCCGATGTCATCAAGGCCTATGCCGAGATACTCGTGGTCGACGTCGACGCGCTGCTGCTGCGCCAGGGCGGCTTCAAGCTTGCCCGCGCCATCAAGGAAGCGATCCTAAGTTTTTTCCTGCCCGACGCCGAGGCGGGCGAGGCCTCGCCGAGCTCGCCGACGAGCTCGCCTTCGCCGGCTTCGGGCACAACTCCTTCGCCGACATCGGCCGGCTCGAAATCTCCCGCCTGATCTGGTGGCACGGCCGCATGGTGATGTGGTCGAAGCGGCCGAAGCCGAAATAGGAAATCGATCGACTGATGACGACGAAGATCCTCGAAGCGCAGCTGGTCATCAACGCCCAGGACAAGACCGCGGCCGGTCTGTCGGCGGTGGTCAAGCGCGTCGACGGCGCCATCAAGAGCATCGAGAATTTCCGCAAGGTCCAGGAGAAATTCGGCGCCGCGCGCAGCGATTTCCTGAAGGCGCAGAAGGCCGTCGAGGCGACCGCGAAGGCGATCGCCGCGGTCGACAAACCGACCAAGGCGATGGAGGCGAGCTACAAGAGCGCGCAGCGCGCCGTCAGCCAGGCCTCCAGGGCCTTCGAGGCCCAGAAGAGCGTGCTGATCGGCGCCAAGCACGAGCTGGAGAGTTACGGCGTCCAGGTGACGCGGCTCGGCGCCGAGCAGGCGCGGCTGAAGAACCAGTCCGCCGAGGCGACCAGCGCGCTGGAGCGCCAGGGCCGTTCGGCCGCGCGGCTGGCAAAATTGCGAAGCGTCACCGGCAGCGTCGCCGCCGCCGGCGCCGGCCTCTATGTCGGACATCTCGCCAGCGAGGGCGCGCATGCCGCGGTCAAGGCGACCGCCGAAGGCTCGCACGAGCGGGTGCGGATGGAAACCGCCGGCATGACGCCGGGCGAGATCGCCGAGGCCGAGGAAGCCTCGGCGCGGCTCAGCGGCGAATTCAAGTCGGTCGGCCAGACCAAGATCCTGCACCTGCTGCGCAACGCGCGCTCGATCGTCGGCACCTATGAGGAGGCCGGCAAGATCATCGAGCCGCTGCTGCAGACCTATGTGGTGGCGCAGGGCGCCCATCCCGATCGCGCCGAGGAGCTGTCGGAGGATTTCGACAAGCTCGTGAAGGGCATGGAGATCAAGGGCGTCACCCAGGACCTGCCGAAGTTCAAAAAGTACCTCGACAACATGTCGAAGGCGCTCAACGTGTTCGGCGACACGCTGCGGCCGACCGACTATTACGAGATGTTCAAATATGGCCGGCAGTCGACCCAGGGCCTGTCGGACAAGTTCATGCTGGAGACGGCGCCGACCTTCGCCCAGGAAATGGGCGGCTCCAGCGCCGGCAAGGCGTTTTCGAGTTTCTTCCAGGCGATCGTCGGCGGCCGCATGAAGCAGAGCGCGATCCAGACGCTGGAGACCTACGGTCTCATCGATCCGTCCAAGGTCATCAAGACCAAGACCGGCGCCACCAAGGGCCTGATGCCCGGGGGCGTCGTCGGCGCCGATATCGCGCGCACCGATCCCTATCAATGGGTCAACCAGGTGTTTCTGCCGGCGCTGGCGAAAAAAGGCGTCACCGACCCGCAACAGGTCGCCGAGATCATCTCGACCGCGTTCCAGGCCGGAACCGCGGCGCAGCTGGTGCAGATCCTGGCGACGCAGCAGCCCAGAATCGAGAAGGACTGGAATCTGATCGAGCATGCCAAGGGGTCGGAGGCCGCAAGGGATTTCCTGACCAAGGATCCCTACGTCGCGCTGAAGTCGGTCACCGAGCAGTTCACCAACCTGCTGCAGGCGGCGGGATCCCCGATGGCGGAATCGGCCGCCGCCGGTCTGAACCATATCGCCAACGGCCTCGTGAGCCTCACGGAGGCCGCGCGCACACATCCCAACGCGGCATCGCAGGGGCTATTGATGACGCTCGGCGGGGGCGCCGCGGCTGCCTGGGCTTCGACGCTGGGGCTTGCCGCGCGGTTCGGCGTGATCGCGCCGGGGACGGCGTCGGCCGGCATGGCGCTGAACTTGCCGGCGGCAGTGATCGCCGGCACCGGATTTGCCGCATGGAACAATGCCAAGCTGATGCACGACAATCCCAGGGCGTTCCAGGGGCTCGTCGACAATCCCTATACCGGCATGTTCGAGGGCGATCTGGCGGTGGCGCAGGCTTACATGCATCCACAGGAACGGCAACCGCAGGAGATGAACATCAAGGTCGAGGTCGCTCCATCCGAGGGCTTCTGGGCCAGGGTCACCTCGATCTGGCGCACGCCTGAGACCTCGAACACCGTCGTCAAGAGTTCGGGCTCGCTCGGCAAGTCGATGCCGGAAGCGGCATCTTCGGGAGCGTCGGGCCAATGGTGAGCGAATGCCGGGACTGGATCGCGACGCTGTGGCGCGCGTCCTACATGGGAATTCCGTTCTACTTCGAGTCGGATGACGAAGAGGGCGGTCGCACCGTCGCGATCCATGAATACGCCAACAGCGACGATTACGATCTCGAGGACACCGGCCAAGCCCCGCGCACCTATTCCGGTTCGGCCTATGTCACCGGCGACGACGCCGACCTCCAGGCGATCGCGTTCGCCGAGGCGCTGTCGTCGCCCGGGCCCGGCACGCTGGTGGTGCCGATCCTGGGACCGATCCAGGTGCGGGCGCTGCCGTGGAAGCGCACCGCGCACAAGGACCAGCTCGGCTATATCGCGTTCTCGGTCAAGTTCATCCGCCAGAGCGAAACGGTGGCCCCGGTCACGACCGGCCTGCTCGGGCAACTGGTGTTCGACGCCGCCGATACCGCGGCCTCGGCGCTCGCCGGGCTCTTTCCGGATGCGCTGGTATTGAACCTGCCGGCCAATTTTGTCATCGCGGCCGCGGTCAACGAGGCGGAGGGCATCGCCGCCATCGTCGAGGCGGCGCGGTCGGCCAATCCGGTCGATCCCGCGATCTCGGCGCAGGTCGCCCAGGCCAATGCCGCGATCGTCACGGCCGCGCCGCTATTGATATCCGGCCAGTCGGTCGATCCCGCCGCCGTCGCGACATTGCTCGCGGGCGTGCCTGACTTCGCGCCGGTGCCGACGGATCCGACCGCCGTGCTCGCCGGCGCCATCGTGGCGACGATCCGCCGGCTCGGCGATGGCATGGCCGGCAATCCCGACGCCGGCGCCGGGGCGTTGCTCGGCATCGCGCTGGATTATCCGGCGCAGCCGGCGGCCGCGACCACCACGGCCAATGCCGCGGCGGCCGCGACCAATGCGACCGCCATCGCGGACCTGGCGCGGGGCGCGGCGCTGGTGGCCTGGTGCGAGGCGCTCCGGCG